GCCAAGTAGAGTATGGCATTGAATATTATGTTTGACTAACTGATCAAAAAAATAACGACGGCAAAGAGCAAGAGACTGAAAAGAGATATACTTCCGACGATCAAATAAGTCACCCAACTGAAAGATGGTGGTAATTCCATTTTGCACCAAATATGGGAAAAATTGTTTAGTATAAAACTCACGATAATGATTATGAAAGGCGATCGAGTCACCTCTCATACCAAAATGAGTATCACCGAGGATTGCTATCTTCATCTACAAACTTCTCTAGTCCAGCTTTCTTGGCTTTTTTCTCTTTACGAGCATTTTCATAGTTTACAATAAACTCTGAAATGTTTTCGTACAATTCAAACTGCCTAAAAGTTCCGTCTTCATTTTCATTCAATTCAAATTCATCAAGAATACCAGCAGTTTCCGTTGCCTTGTACTTGACATATAACTGCTTCTTTTCTTTCTGAATGCGGCGTAAGAATGCATAATATACTATCTGAGTAAAATAGGCAAACGGATTGCTTGATTTACCTGGATCAAAATTGTCCACATACATCACACAGTTTTCGATTGCGTCTGCAATCATTTCGTCGCGAAATGTATACGACAAGAAGTTTGGTTTATGAGATAGATTCTCGGCAATCTTCATAAAACATTCTGCCACATATCTAGGAATCTGTGGCTTTGGAAGTCCTTGTCGTTTGGCTTTACGGATCGACTGGCGATACTTTGTCATTTCCCGAAGGAAATCTTTATTGTTGATGTAGTGTGATGGCATAAATTAGTGTATTGGTTTGTCCTTTTTAGATTTCAATGCTTCTAAAATTGAGACTACGTTCTCAAGATTCTCTGTTTGTTCTTTAACAGATTTTTTCTTTTTCTTCGAAATATCTTGTAGTTTTGTAGTATTGTTGTAGAAGAAATCGCAAACATATTCGTATTGTTCATGAAACTCTTTTCTGACAGGAGTGCAAAACAATACTTCATCTAGAGCAAATTCAACTTCACGCATCTCAATAATCGACTGAGGGAGATACTCTTGCATTACAAGGATTTGGCGACCCTCATCAAAAAGAGTTTCCACTTCAACGCGCAGTGGTGTCTCTATTATAATACATTCATCCTTATAAGTCACCCATCCAATCAAATCTTCTGGGATAATTTTAAATCGTACAAATTTTAATTCTTTTTGTTCTGACATTAATTTATTCTTACATTGTTTGTTGTGAATGGGAACTTTTCTTCGCTATAGATTTTCACTCGTTCCTCATAATGCTTCAAAGTAAAATTGCTATGGTTATTATACCTCAAATCATCTGCGATGTCATATAAAGTGGCTGCTTCTTTATTCTCTCCAAGGCGCAGCACACGACCGATTGATTGTAATGCTCGAATCTTACTCTTTGTTGGGGAGGAGAATATAATATTATGTAGGTTGCGGATGTTCACACCTGTTGAGAACGTTCCGTAACTTGCCACGATGATTGCATCATTTTCCTGTTCAGTGATATGCCTCACTGCTTCACGATCTTCTGCTTCAACACCACCGTGAATGAAAAATACTTTTCGACCATTTGCACGTGCAGTTAGCAAATCATATAGAACTTTGCCGTGTTTTTCAACGTATGTGAACAAGACGAGCGAGTTTCCTTTTAAATTGATTGCGAGATTTGCAATGAATTCATTGCGACCATCATGCTGTGTGAGGAAATTCATCTCTTCTGGATATGTAAATCCCTTTACAATCTTACATACTGGCTCTGGATATTTCAATACGATGCATTTGATATTGAAATTGGCGAGTTGTTTTCTTTCAATCAGATCTTTTGTAGAGATAACTTTGAAAACTGGACCAAACAAACCCTCAAGGACAAGTTTGTTTACTTTGCTATCGTCTAGCGTTCCTGTTGTACCAATGCGCACATCACAATTGATCAACTTGGTCATGATCGCAGTCAGTGACTTGGCTTTAAACGTATGTGCTTCGTCACCGATGATAAAATCAAATTGTGTGAAATATTTTTTAGGCATGTCATAGATTGACTGCCATGTAGAGATAATCAAATCACTATCTGGTATCTTACTCTCGCCACCATAAATCTTCTGACAATACTTCTCGACATCCCAGCCGTTATTGCTGGAATAATTCTTAAAGTCAGAATGCATTTGTGTAACCAGATTAATCGTAGGAACAATCAATAATCCGCGCTTCTTACCTGTGTTCAACAGGTGGCGAATCATCATGTAGATTATAAGCGACTTCCCCGACGCGGTTGGTGATACGAGTACAGTTCTTTTCTTTGTAAGTCCGACGCTAGACGCAAGTAACTGATAATCTCTTGGCTCCATCGAAAGCGAGAGAGCAGTTGCAAGGTTCTTCGTGTCGATCGGAAAGACTTCCTTTTCTTCATCTAAGACCTCAATGGTGTAATTATGCTGCTTGCAGAAAGTCTTTATATAGCCAACAAGACCTGCATATATTTGCTTTGTTCGTAAATTTAATAAACGAATTTTACCATCCCAGTGTCGATTTCGAAATGCTGGACTGAATTGATAGCCTGGAGTTGAGAACGTGAAGAACTCAGACATCTCCTGAAGAATGGAATCTTCAGCATGAACCTGAACATAGATGTTATCGGTTTTCTCAACGACAACGTGCTCAATTATCATCTAGCACCTTGAATGAACTTCTCCCATCCCATGTATTCTTTTAACTGCCATGTACGATTGTTAAGTTCTTTCATGACATTGGTGCAGAACGCAGCAGACTCTTCATGGTATGCTTTCTTGCGCTTGAGTTTAGCAAGATCATCATCGCCATCAAGATAGACTTGGATGTCAGATTTGAGAGTAAAACGAAATGGTTCCCAGCCAAGTTTATCCAATTCTTCTTGGTCTAACTTGCCATTGTAATACATCCATTTCAAACGTTTGATCTTGTCATACTCCAATCCTGCTCTCTTTGCAGCAAGATTATGAAGTGACAAGTATTTGTTGTATTTGTTATGGAGCAAAGGAATGCGGAGAATTTCTTTTCCAGGTTCCGTAATATCAACTTCGGAATCCTTTTCCCATTGCAACATTAATTCTTCGAGCGGTGGAGTTTCTATTTTCATGCCAATAATATACTATAATTCAACTCAAAAAGCAACCAAGACAATAGTTGACAATCGTTGATTAGTTCGTTATAATGACTATGTCTGGTTTTAACGAAACTACAATATTTCTACATCATACCAAGTAAATCTAAAAGATACTTGACAAGTCATTGTTGTTTCGGCGTTGTCAGTCACGCTAAATTCTAGAGAACCAAGATATGTTGGAAACATGTCATGGAACTTCACGCGAAACCTTGGATTATTTTTATTTGAGTAAATTGTTAGAGTTCCGTCAGTGTAAACTACTGGACGTCTGTTGTTAGCAAGGCTTTGCTCGTAGCCAGATTTAGTGTTTCTTGCTAAATCACGATATTCTTTAAAGTCTGTTGGAAAAGTTGCACCGCGAATCCAATTGTGCATCTCTAACCATGTGCTCATGTCCTCGTTAATCAGGAACTGAACATTAAACGCATCATAAATTGCTTTTTCGCCTGGATGAAAAACATCAATGAATGGCGTGAATCTCTGAACTTCAGTCAAGGAGATTCCTGGAAGGGATGCAGTTTGACAAAAATAAGTTACATTTGGCATGCGATCAAATACCATTTGAAACTTGTGTGGTTGTAACAAATCGGTATTGATCGGATTTCTTGTTAGAATTGTCATCTAGTAATTCCGTAGATCGATATAATTTTATTTAGGGAAATAAAAAGGGGTGGATTCTTTCGAATCCACCCCGAGTCACTTTGCCTGATTATTTTTATAAGTTTGGCAAACTATTACTGGTTGATATTCAACACTTGGAACTTACGGTAGTATACGTTTGTACCGTCTGTTAGAGCACCAAGACCAGCTGCTGTTGCGAATGGGTTTGCAACGAGACCATAACGTGTCTTGAAGCCGACCTTTGGCTGGTAAGTTGTTGGATCAACTGCACGTACCATCTGTAGTGGGACGTATGGGCAGTAGAACAAGCCAGCGTCATAAGGTGTTACACCCTTATAACCAACAACAACATAATCTGCGCCAGCGACAGAATATGGGTCAACATAGACTTTGATGCGTCCGAAGAGCACACCAGCGAATGTGTTGCCTGTATCGTCTACAACGAGATTTGTATTGTTTGTTAGTGCTGAGTTGTAATCGAGAAGACCTGTCATTGCAAGAGCTGATGCAACATCGGTTGAAACGATGATCATGTTACCCTTACCGCGACGTGTGTCTTTTGCGATCTTGTTTGCAGCTTGTTCGATACGGAATAGAAGTGACTTGTACTTCTCAACCTGCCAACGACCAGATGTGCCACCTGCATCTCCGATTACGGAGCTTGAAAGGTTAACAACATTTGCCGTTACGCCAGTTACACCGACGTTTGCTGTTGCATAGATTGTACGAACAACTTCGCGGTTGATTTCAGCAAGAATTTCAGTTGACAAGATATTTGTCAATTCTGTTTCTGCGTCGAGACCGTGAACTGCCTTGAGGTCTTGTGCAAGTTCGAGCGTGTATGATGCTTGCAAGCCACGTGAATTGGCTGTAACAGCAACGCGATCGATCTGGAAGCCCATATATGCGAGTGTTGCATCTTCGGCATAGGCTGTTGTGAAGCCATGACCTGTGTTTGCAAGACCGTAGATTGAGCTGTTTGCATTACCTGGGTTGACAGCTGTGCTGAATGCAGTCACTGTACCATTACCAGAGTGAGTGTTTGCTTCCTGGAATAGTGCTTCACCAGCGCGAGCAGATGCACTTGCGAACACTGATCGCATTGCGAAGATCAAACCTGTTGGACCTGTCATTGGCTGAACGCCGCAGATGTCATAAGCCATTAGGTTTGGCATAGAACGACGAACGAGTCCGATTAGAACTGGATCGAAGCCTGTAACGCCAGAGTTTGCTGCGCCTGAAAGACCACTGATTCCTGCTGTTCCCATGGCATTAGCTGGTGATGCTTCCCATAGGTTTTGCATTGAACGTGATTCTTCTTGTAGGGCACGCTCTTGATTTTCTAGAACGAGTGCAGTAACTGCGCGCTTGTAAGGGTCGCTGATTCCTGGGAGTTCTGGGTGATCAAGAACTGGTGCCCACTTCTTTGCATATGTTTCGTTAATATACATGATAGTGTTTCCTCAGTTAATTGAATTAGGCTTTTGGAGCCGTTTTAGAGATTGATTTAACATAACGAGCCATGACAGAGTTTGTTTGTTCTACTTCAGGTTCTTCATTAAGCATTGCTTGCTGAATTTCCTTTACCTCACTTCTCACTTGTACTTTAGTTGGGAAGTAGTTCTCGCGTAGTACAGCGAGTTTTTCTTCAAAATCACCTTCTGCGGTGAACTCCACACTCTCTGCGAGTGATTTCATTTTTTCTGCTTGAACTAGTGTAAGTCCTTCGCAGAAATTATTAATTGCTTTTTCTTTCTTAACAGTGTTAAGTTCTTCTTGAAGATCGGCAATTGCGAGTTCTTGTGCCCCAATATATTCTTGTGCTTGAGTGCTTAGATCTGCAAGTTCTGTTGCAAGTGTTTCTGCAACATCAACCTTCTCTTCAGGAATTTCGATGTAATGTTCTTGGAATAGAGCGCGTAGACCAGAGATGAAGTCTTCAGCGAGTTCTGAACGTAAACCTGTTTCGATAGCAACTTGATTTTGTGCCATCCACTGATCGACAACATAGTTGAGATATTCATCAACTTGTTCAGTTAGTTCGCCCTTCATATCTTCATATGCATTGGCAAGAACTTCTTCGTTGTCAGCCATTACTTGCTCTAGAATTGCTTCAACACGTGATGTTACAGCTGATTCAAAGATCAAAGTTGCTTTGACACGGAAATCTTCTGAGAGTGATTCACCGTTGAATAGAGCATCAACGTCTTCTCTCATATTACCTTTATATTGATTGACTGTTTCTTTGATTGAGTTCTTTCTTTGTTCTTGAATTTGCTCATCAGTCAAACCGTCATTTAAATCATCAATCATTTCATATTGTTCTTCATGTTCTTCTGACATTGTCTGTCCCTCATTTTTTGGTTTTCCAGAGCGATCAGTCCCTGGTTTCCAGCCAAGTTCTTTTGCCTTGAATAAATTTCCTAATTTATTTGCAACACCTGCAAGTTCATTTGGAATTGCTTTTCTTAAACGTGTCTTTTCACCAGTTGCGGTTCTCATCAAACCCTTACCAGCTTGTGCTGGTTTTGCTGGTTGTTGTGATTGGATATCTTGAACATCTTTATCAAGTTGATCAAGCATAGATTTACCGTAATCGTTTTCTGCTTGCTCAGGTGCTGCTGGTTCTTGAGCAGGTTCAACTGCTGGAGCTGCAGCTGCTGGAGCAGCTTTCTTGGCTCTTAGTTGATTCAAAAGATCCATATTTCCTTGTGCAGATTTTGGTCTATTCTTATATGCTTCTGGATCCAATTTACGAATCTCAGCGCCGATCTTACCATACTTTTGCTCATCGCTCATTGCAGCTGGTTTAGATGGTTTAACTGGTTTATCTGGTTTTGCTGGAGCATTAGAACCTGTTAATGCATCTACTGCTTTAG